CACCACTATTTGTTTCTGCTTGATCTAATGATGACCATATATTTAAGGCTTCTTGATTCTTACACTCAAATGAATATGGAATTAGTTTCCGAGCCGCTGGAGATAGTTTGATATCTTCTCCTGATTCACCCATAATAGCTGATTTGATGTCATCAGGCTCTAACTGATTAAATGTTTCTAATAAAAGATCTCTTACATTGTTTTGAAGTCTTTTACCTTTATTTTTAGCGCTTCTTGATTTCATAATTTATTACTTTATACTTGTTATACTTGTACTTGTACTTGTTATACTTGTACTTATACTTGTTATAGTTAAACTAATACTTGATAATACAGGGCAGAGATTTCTTATTAAAAAACCTATCAGAATCTTTTAATAATCGAAGTATATGTTAACATATTAATATATATAAGACTAAAACCTGTTATACGATTTTATTTATAACCACTTTGATAATTCTTTTTTAGCAAACTTTTCTGCTTTCTCTTCCCACTTATTATCATCGTGAGGATCTAATCCTTCGTATGAAGCCATTGTTCCTGCCTGAACATATTTCTTCATATACTTTACAGGAGTCAATCTTTTAGCATCAAGCGCATGACCTATTTCGTGTAGTAAAGTCATCAGAAACTCTTTTGCATTAGGATATGATGGTCTTAAGGTTATTGTATCAGTTTCAGGAATATACTCACCAAAGTTATTACCGCTGCCAAATTTAATTTTAGATTTCAATCCATACTGCTTTACTAATTGGGATGCAGTATCTTGATAATCAATTCTTTCTACCAATAAATAACCCATAGCCTTTTTATAAAAGGAAGCCATTGATTTATTTCTTTTTTTGAATTCATCAGGATTCTTTAAAAAGGCAGAATATCCTTTTGGACCAGGTGATTTAGTTGTAGTGCTTGATTCTTTTAAGATTGAAGCTGCTTCCATCATTTTTTTAAACTTACCCATATACTATCTCCGTTGGGTAAATATACAGATATTTAAGATAAAAGTCAAGATGTTTTTTCATTATACATCAAACCTTACATTTATACCCAATGACAATTCCTTCTCATTCTTTATAGGGTGTGATAATTGACCAATGGCTATCAGCTCATTAAAATCATTATACAAGCCTACTTTTGTTATATATGTTTGAAATAAAGAATGTGTTACGAAATTATTATATGTGGGTGATTGTTCATAGAAGTCTTTATAGGAGCCTGATTTAGCAGCTGCGTGTCCAGGTGGAAATAATCTCCAAGAGTCTTTTCCAGAAACACTTATACTACCACTCCTACCAGTAGTTACTGATATATTATTAGTACCATTCATCTCACCCTCACCGATTATGCACGTATAAGAATGTTCTCTGATCGTTACTTGTGATTTGTATTGTAAATCATAACCATCAGTACCCAATCCTGTTCCAACATCTACAAACTTAGAACCCGTATTTGTGAATATTAATACTCCTTGTTCGTAAAAGACATTACCAGCAAAACTTCCAGTGGATTGTATTACATCTAAATCATTAAAACCACCAGCAGCAAATGAAGCAAAGCTTGAAGAAAAATCATTATCATAAAGATTACCATTGCCATCATCTACTATCGTAACTGTAGCGGATGTGCTGTCATCTTTTAATATAATGGATTTTGGTTTTATTCTTTCTCCATATAAATCTTTAGGAACAGAAATGATAGAAGCAGATGGTTGTAAATATCTGTATTGTTTTCCATTATTTTGACCAAAGTTATTGAAGTTATTTTCAGTATCACGATAATACATCTGATTAATCATAAACCAAGAAGGAATATGAAAAAAGCTAGCAGAATCAAAGGTTGTTTTGGTTGCTGTAGCTGGATTAAAATTGTGAATGCTTGAACTAATCGCTCTGAAACCATAAACACCACTACCACTGTCTGTATTGGTGACATTAAACTTCTTGGAAGCTTTAAATGGTGTTATGTTTATGTCTCTTGGGTCTAGCCTTTTAAACATGACCTATATCTCCAAGGTTAAAAGTCTAATTTAACTTTGATTATAGCTTCTCTTGAATAAGATTTCAATAGTGGTTTACTCAGTTTAGCAATAGCCAAGAGTTCGTTGTTATCATTATACAATCCAACTTGCGTTATAAATGTTTTAGGATTCTTAAAGAAAGTTGGAACAGTAAAAGCACCATTTGAACCAGTAGAAAATGTAGGATTAGAACTAAAGTTAAATTCCTTATTTGGTATTCTACAGAAATAGTGTTGTGAACTTATTACTTCTTCTCTTCTTGCCTGAAAGTAATTGGCCAATTTAATTTTTTCAAAAAACTTACCTACATTTGCACCCTCTGCATTTGAAGCAACTGAAGCTGATAAAGAAGCTGAAGCTGGACTAGACAAAACAGGTCCATTGAGTACCAAAAGACCCATATCAGGATAAAATAATCCAAGACCACCACCGGGTTGGGAAGTAGCAGCAATTTTTGTTGTTGTTGTACCACCAGCTATAGAACCACTAACGATATTAAATACTCTACCACCTTGATTTACTTCAGGATTCGTAGTAGCACCACTATCGTCAATTAATTTCATCACATTATCAGGTCCCCCACTACCACTTAAATGCAATTCCCAATTACCTGGATCCATTTTTTCACGAAGTTGTTGTCTAGCAATTGATATAGCGTAGACAAATTCAGGAGTTGTATGTGCACCGTCTGAAGCAGCAAACTTAAATTTACTTTCATTTGGTCCTAATAATGTATTTGCTAATTGTCTGTATATAGCAGCTGAAGCCCTATTTCCGGTAACACCAAGCGCACCAGCTGAACCACTTCCATTAAAATGACCATAAGCAACTGAAAATTGTGATTTAGCAGTTGAGTCTGTTTGTGGGTTAGCTGCATAGACATCTAAATAATATTGATGATTACTAGAACTTTGTGTCGATGATGTAAAAAAACTGGTTAAAGTCCCATTACCATCAGCCCACATACCTGAAGAAACAGTATCTTTTACATTAGTTACAATGTCACTTGAGACCAAGCTAGCTTCAGTTTGTATATTAAAATCTTTAAAAATTGCCATCTCTTACTCCTTTGAATTAATTAATCTAATTACCGCCTGTTGCTGGTGGTGTGGTTATGCTTGCTACTGTTACGTTATTTGTTATGGTTATAGAATTAGTAGCACCAGTATCATTGCCTATAATGGTTAGTTGTGTAGCAGATGCCTTCTGTTGTGCGAGAACCCCAATTTTAACACTAGCTGCCACTATAGTTTTACTATTTGGTGCGTCATCATCTCCTAAGAAAAATGGAGTAGTAGCACCAACTGAACCCCCACCTGCATTTAGTACTGTTATACTACAAACGGATTGGTCATGTAATATAAATGTATAAGAAGTATCATCTACGAATGAAGTACTTGGTTCTATTGTGGGCGAAACTTGTCCCAAGCCCCCAATAACACTAAATGTGACTGCTGCAGGACTTATACTGATTACTGGCATCCTAATACTAGTCTTAGGAAGAGTAACAAGTTTATATCTCATAACGTGATTCTCATCTGGTATTGCCTCTAGTAATGGCATATTTTCAATTACTGCGCCATAGAAATCACTTCCATTTGGATGAGTAACATCCCATAAATTATAATCCACTTCATCATCTGCTAATGCAAATTTTGTAATATTAAATGCTTCTGTTCCCTGTGCTAATAACTCACGACCTTTTTTGGTTAATATAGCATCTACGGTTACAGTACTGTTGTTTAGAAATCCCATGATTTACTCCTAATTAATTTTTGTTTAACTCTGATATGTAAAGTGATTCATATATAAATATCATTATTTTAAATTTTTGTTAATTTTATTTATTGTTATTATTATTATTGGTGTTCGTATTGTCGTTAGTCTTTGTATTGTTCGATTTTTGGCTTGTATACTCATCTACATCTTCCTTTACATCATCAGGCACATTTTTACCTTGCTTCATACCACCCTTCTCTGATTGTTGTTTAAACTTATCATCCTTTATTAATTTCTTTCTATCTTGATCTGTTTGAGGCTTGGTTTTAAATTTTCTCAACCCCCCTACTTTTTTCTTCTTTTTAGTACTTTTATTCAATGCTTGCTTTTCTTCTTTGCTAATAGCCTCTTTAAATTCTGATATTATTCCATCTCCAGTTTTTAATGTAGAATCACCATCTTTAGTAGTTACTAACTTAGTAGGAGCGGATATTATTATTTCGATTGGTGGTTGACCATCTGAAGTAGTTTTTTTAGTATTTTTAACTCCAGTATAATAAGAGTTTATTAGTCCTTGGGTTAAGTGACTGAAATTGTCTGTGTCAATGCTACGGAAGGATGAAGAGTGTGCATTACCTATCGAAGCGCTTAACGATGAAGAATAAAAATTCATAGTTTTTTGATTGACTCCGTATATTCTAGAACCACTCACAACTACTTGTGGTCCACCCACAGCACCATCTAATGTGTCTCCAAAAGACATAGTCACGTCTGAATATCTTCCTGGCTGGTTTAAGGTCTGCCATAGAGATATTTCTAAATACCTTTCTCTTATTTCAGATCCAGTTGCTTCAAAGTTTGAAACTTCAGCACTTGCTGATATTACAGATGAGCCTGAGTCGTAGCTAAATATATCAACTCTTCCTGTATAAGCATCATAATTTGTAACAGCGTGTCCCCCATTATATGATCCAGTTATAATAATTAATCCATCATCTGCAGTTGCTATGTCTATAGAAGCACTATAATAGGTATTTTCTAAAGTGGGCTTTTTACCAACTATAACTTTTGGCCTTTCAAATATATTAGGTTCTATCAATAACCCAATATCAGGTTTTGCTCTAGCTGGTATTAACTTTCTTAATTGTGGATATAAAGACTGATCATAATATTTAATCATCCTCACATAATCCCAAAAATTATTTGGCGCGGTATATTTCTTCCAATAGTTATCAGCTACATTTTCTAAACCCCTATAACTCATTTTGTTTTTATCTCTTGGGTCACCTAGAAAATCTTCAAAATTTAAATTCCCTACAGAGTTAATAATGTCGTTATTTATGACATCAGTTGGCGCAAACCATATCCCAACTTTATTTGAATCAGTTGGAGCAGTATCATAAGCACTTACAGTTGCTCTGTGTTCTGAATTTAAATTAAATCCTGCTTTTACTGTATTGTCCTCAATTCTTATCTTATCCGTAGATCTTCTTAAAGCTCCTATGCTTGGTATATGAGTTTTTAATTCATCCACCACACTTCTAAAAAAGTTTCCTGTAAATCCAGCATGTGAGCCTGATAATGTCGTAGTTTGATTTGCACTAACATCTCGTATACCCGCTACATCAGATGTTAAATCTTTATTGTCGTCGAATGAATATCTCAAAACTAAATTGTTATAAGATGATGATACGGTATTTCCGTTGTAAGCTTTTGGATTAGCTATGTGATTTTTAAAAGAACCAGTATTTAATACTTCTGTCCAATGCCTGTATTCCATAATTGAACCACTAAATTGTACACCGACACCATCTAAAGATCCACTTCCACCAATATAAATATCACCACTGCCTGTCCAAGCATTACTAAATGAAGATGAAGCAGCTTGTGTAACATCCATAGTGGATGTACTATATAAATGTATCTTACTTCTACTACTGTCATACTTACCAACATTCAATTGATATGATTGGGAAACTGATGTGTTATTACTTCCAGACAATCTACCAACCATAACAGAATAAAAATCCCCATCGTATACGGGCAATGATGTTGAGGTTACTTCTTTATACAAACCATTTCCATTTGAATCTGAACCTGATAAGATAAATGAAACTTGACCATAATTATCTGCTGATCCATTGTCTTTTAATCTTATAAACCAATCTTGGTTGTTATCATCTTGTTTTTCTACAAGTATTTGATTTGAACCGGTAGGGGTTCTAAATCTAAATTCTACAGTATCGGGTTTTCTTTGATGACGAGCTATTGCATTTGTTGATGCATCGTCAGCCCAAGCAACCTTTACAGATTGTCCACCTCTAAAATCTAAAGCCTTTGTAAATTTTCTTGTTATTTCAAATTGAGGAGAAGCGTCATCTGATAAAGCAGGTCCTCCATATTCTTTAACTCTTAAAATAGTTGATGGGATACCATAAATATTTATTAATCCCTTTAAAGCCCTAACAGTACCCTTATTCTTTAGGAAGAAAGGCATGTTGTTTATTATACGACTCCAAATTTCTCTTGATATATCACGTTCAGTTTTTTCTGAATAGGTAGCAAAAGCTGAGCCGGTAACTTCTTTACCCAAAGCATATCTTGATAAGCTAAGTAAATCTTTTCCATCATTCAAGTTCCAACCCAAAGACTTAGCAACAGAATGTAACAAATCTTTTGATATACCTTCAGATAAACTTTCTCTTCTATCGGTAACATCAGTTATAGAATTTATATACTCCCATATTCCATCAAAATGTTGTCCTATCATATCTGTAAATTTTAGATATGTATCGTTTTTTGTATCAAACTTAATGTGCTCTGGAAGTATAGAACTTAATTTAGATGAATTTTCATCATCATACAATGAAGAAGAATTTATAGAGTTTCTAAACCAAGTCGTAGCTTGGGATGATGTTGTGTGTGCTAATACATAAGGATTTGATAATGTACCACTTCCTCCTGTTTTAGGCCACGCGTTATCGTGAAATATCCCAATAGAGCTACTAATGTAAGAAGAACTTTGAAAATACATATATTTTTCAAATCTGTCAAATTTATTTTCTGTATCTATTATATTATGGTGATAAGTACTCATATCTCCTAAAGAACCACTCACTCCCTCATAAGAAGCACTACTTATTTTATAACCCTCTATATCTTCCAACTTTGTTTTAAAATTTCTAACCCTAACCTCAGACGAACCAAAGTTTACAAAATTTGCAAATTTAGAGAAATCTGTGTTTATTTCTACGCTGTCTAGACTCTGACTTAAAAATTCATTTCTAAGCGCAGTTGATACTGTAACATCATTGGTTAAAATATCAGATTCAGTTTTAAATTGTGTTTCTCTTCTTTGAACTGGACTTTCTACGTTATTTAAATCAGGAGACCTAAGAACTAGATTTGGTTCTTCTGCATTGACAAAATCTATTATTTTTATTTTTTCTTCTAATGGGTTAGCCATTTCTTTAACAACAATACACTCATCAAATTTTTCATAACTACCAGGCAAAGGTTTGTATAACTTATATATTACGGAATAAGGAAATGAAGTTACATTAACTCTATCTGATTTAAAATTAGTTGTTAAAAATAAGTTATTTTCAAATTTTAAATAAGTTCTTAAATCTTTTGGATTAAAATTTGTATAAGTTACTCTAAAGTTTTCAAAGCTTGACAAATTATCAGATAAATTATATATATCAGGATTCCCATCTTCGTCACCATCATTAGCTCCTATTTCTAAAGCCAGTTCCCTTATACTTTTATTAACACTAATTATACTACCATCATTGGATACACTTGATATTTGAGCAGTGTAGGGTTTATAAACAGGCACGGTTACAGATTGGTCTAAGAGGGTAAAATCTACATATACATTGTCCACCCACACTATTCCTTGTTCCATGTCGTCTGTGGTGCTTTTACCATTACCTTTGATATAAAAATACCATTTCTGTCCAAGTAACCAATTAGCTGGTATAGGTATTTGTACACTTAAATTTACCCACTCGCCAGCTATTTCTGGAGCAACTATAACTCTTGTTGCTCCTGGTGATACATATTGAAAGCTTGGTGGGCTTAAATCAACACCTTCCCAACCAACATCAATATTACCACTCCATCTATAAAGTCCAAGTTCGCTCATAGTCCCCGCCATAGTTGGATTTTCAGAGTAACTGGTTTCACTACTACCATCATCATATGTAGCATTTTCAACGTAGTTATCAGCGCCTGGATTTCTACTACCAAAAATTAAATCACTTCCACCTACACTAACTTCTCCTGCCCCATAAAAATAATCATTAACGACTCTTCTATCTGCAACTCCGCTCAAGTCGCTCTTCATATTAATCCACTGACCACCAGATGCATCGTGTATAGTTCCTGATTCGATACCACTATAATGAGAAAAGTGATTATTTTCGTGCCGTATTGAAAAATGAACTTCGAAATAATTGTCTTTAACACCTTGAACATTAGCAGAAAATGTTCCAGTTGCTCCAGTACCATTCAGAAAAAAATCAGTTCCTGAACTTATTTCATAAAAATCACCATCCCCATCTTCGACTTGCCATCTTTTATTTGTTCCTTTGATACTAGCGAAGTGATTCCATTTCGTTCCATCTTTCTTTTTTCCATCATAAACCCACTCCATTTGACCGCCGCTCTGATTAAGAATATCATTAAAGCTAGAATTCAAGTCTTTTAGTAAAACTAAATCGGGACTGTTTGATGCGAATGTAGCCGCACCACACTCAGCCATAAATGTTTTATTTGATTCATCAGTATTGCGGCCATCTGTGTAGAACACAATAAAATGATTATCTCTAGTGTGATCGCCACCATCTGCATTGCCTGTTTCTCTTGTTCTTGTTATACTTTGTATTCTACCCTGTTTAAATATGTCATTATAAACACTATGTACCCCACCGTTACCATCACTCGTTGTCTTTACGTGTACTGAAGGAAACATCGTATCAAATGTAATTACATCAATCTTATTTTTATTTGTATTGTAACCAACTTCACCAACAATCCAAACTAAATCATCCTTTAATAAAATAACAGCAGTATTACTTATGAGATCCGCATTAACACCACAAACACTGACCATCTTAGTATCATCACTATCCAATGACGTACCTGTAAACCATCCTCTATTCTCGCCAGGATATGTAGGTCTTGAAAATCTAGCAACACCTTGACCTTGTATTTGGTATGGGTGTGAATTGACTGCTGTAGGGAATTCTAAAGTACTTACTGAATCAACGGGAGGAGTGGGAACATTAGGAGCGGAATAATTAGGGTTTACTGTCCAAGTAGAACCATCCCACCTCCATTGCTCTTCGGTACTCAAAGTACCCTCCATTGTTATTGCTCCAGGCACGTTTGGATTCCAAGTTATAACATTTCCACTTATGGAATTGACTGACCAAGCACCTGCGCCACCCCAAAGACTAGTGGTAGAACCAACTATAAGGTCAAGATCTCCACCTGGAATATCGTATGTGGCTATTATGATATCAAGCCTATCACCCGGATAATCTTCAATTAAACTAGCATTTGCTCCAGTATTTCCATAATAACCTTCGGGAGGTAATATATAACCAAAAGCATCGACAGGTAAAACTTCTGTTGGACCGATAGCAAATGGATCATACCACCCTTCTGGACCACCAACGGGCCTGTCTTCAGTAATCTGTAAGTCGGCGTAGTGAAGAATAATCTCAACTCCTTTATTAGCAACTGTACTTCTTACATCTAAATTTATATTAGCAATGTCACCGTGCTTAACTCCTTGTCCTTGTAGATTTGTTACTTCTTGTGAAATTGTCAGTTTACGGTATCTTTGCTCATTTGGCCACTCAGGCAAATCAATAAAAGCCGCATTTTGGTCTGTAAATTTGATACAATTTCCACCATCCTTACCTTCGGTTTGTACCCATTTTGCATGATATCCTAAATGCTCTGTACCCGCAAATGATCCACGCTGATAGCTAAATCCGCTTATCCAATTTTCTACTTCTATTGCGTCATCGTGTAGTGTTTCATCCCAAGGCCAAGCGGTTGCCAGATTATTTATATTGCCCAAATTATCTGTGACAACACTCTCGCCGCCAGGATTATTAATAATGTTAATTCCAGTTGTCACAGGAATTTCTACTTGGCTTACCTTAAACACGTCTGGTATTTTTATTGTACCATTTACCATTTTCTGTGTAAATAAAAATCCATCTTCTTGAGTAGTTAAAATTAAATCCGTAGCATCATATATAGCATCACCATTGAAACTGATTTGATTTGAAACATCTTGTAATTTTACAGCAGTCTGTATATCGACAAATTCATCTGTGTAAGAACCATTTATTTTTTTAGCTTTTAATCTCACTTCAGTTCTACTAGGTGATATCTCGTGAATTTGGTATGTTAAATCTTCTATTGCTAGTTGTTCAGTAGTCGTTGGGTTTAATTTATAATCCTCTTCATTTGCTGCATAAACTATAGAATCATCAGTTATGTATATGTTATTTGTGTTGGTATAAACATCGCCAATTTTTGTATTATTTTTATTTAATGTATGCAACAACACAGGAGATTCATTTCCTGCTAACCTTCTTAAAAAATTATATTTTATATTAAATACACCGCTCTGATAGCCTAAATTTCTAATGTGATTTCCTGGATAAAATTCAATATTATTGTTATCTGTATTCACAACAAATTCAGACGATGGTATATTTTCAAACTGAATAAGATTACCGAAGTTATCAAATAATTCAAAATAAACAAAATCTTTACTTCCTTGAGATCCCCACAACCCATCTTCATAAGGTTTTAATCCTATTCTAGTATTAAGATTAGCATCAAGTAGTTGTTTTTCTTTTTCTGTTAATTTACTAGCCACTATAACTCCTTAAAATCTCTATCCAATACTTCATCAATGATGGCATCGGATGCTGTTGTTTTTAATAATTTTACTGTAGTATTATGGATAAGTTTTGAAGAAGGATCTTCAACTAAATTGTCCGTGTATGGATTTTCAAAAAGTAATACAGCACCACTTTTATCTCTAGATAATAGATTATCAGCAGCTGCTGAACCAGAAACTAAAGCTTGCGTTCTTAGTAAATCCCTTCTTATTAGATATTTTTGTTCATCTTCATCGATTAAATTTTGATAAAAAGTTAGGTTTTGTAATTCTTCTTGTGTATATGGCATTTTTTATCTCACTACCTTAAATACAAAATCATCATCATAAAATTGTACAGTTTCATCAACTGAATTACTTCCACTAATAACCTTAAACTCAAACTTATAATATCTTTCTGATTGAAACCCATTCATCCAAAGGTTAAAATAATTGCCGGTAGAGTCACAACTTACTAAAGAACCAGTACCGTAAGGTATTATAACATCTTCTGTTTGAGTATCCTTTACTGAATAATAAGTTCCATCGCCGCCTATGTGTTCTACACTACCGCTGGGTAATGTTTTTACAGTTAAATATTCAGAAGCAGTATTAGAAAAAGATTTAGTAGGATATTTAGCCCTACCGACTATTCTAAATTTTACTTTAGATTTTTCTTTGTATTCAGGTCTTAAGCTCTTCATATAAAAAGACAGATCTTCCAACTCCGTTAGTGATAATGCTGCTAAAGACCCCGTACTCCATTTGGTATCATACCACTCTATTTCTAACTTAGGTGGGTATATAGTGTGCGTTTGTCTTGAAAAAAATTTAAATTGTCCTAATCTCTTACCACTCCCCTCATCTGTATTAGGGTCATTATTTTCAAAGCTACCACTCCTTTTAATTATAAAACCATCATTTATGTATGTTTTATCTAACCACTTATTTACAATAGGAGTTACATCCATTCTCATATCAGATGTCTCATATTGAAATGATTGGCTTGCATAAACTTCATTATACCAAGCACCACCTTCGGGTTCAGTCAATGAACCACTCCAGAAGCTTTTATTTACACTACCATCTCTATACTGCCAACTAACTCCTTCTGTGGTTATTGGAACATCTGATTTAGTCCCATCACCCTCAACCCAACTAGAACTTATCGGATAAGCATACAGATCTTGAATCGTAGTTAAATTTTGAGAATTAGCATCATACATATTTAAATAATATTTTGGATTTGTAATAGTTCCATCAACAATAGAAGATGAAACTTCACCCAAATCAAACTTAATTAAAACACGAGATACTTTTGTATTAGTTCCTGTAGAACTAACGGTTTTTGATACTTCTAAAATCGAATCCAATCCAGTATTAGAACTACCAGATGCTTCATATATAGTTGCGTCTATTTCAGGAAAAATAAAATAATTCATTAGTAACCTCCATTAGAATTGCCAGGACTTCCAGCTGAATCACCAACCACACGACCTTCAATATCTATACCAGCAAATTTTAATTCAAAGCAACTTGGGTCTAGTGACGGATAAACCACACCACCTTTTGTTGCTGAAACAATGTCATACACATTTCCAGAGTAACCTCTGGATGCTTCAAATTTATTAGTTATTAAGACAGGTAAGCCGGATGGGTTGTTTGCTTCAGGTGGAACTACAGCAGATACACCATCGACTAAAGAAATTTGATAAGATAAATCAGCTAACACGATTGGTTGTCCAATTTGCCATTTATCTATATTGAAAAAAGTCTTAACTTTTTGTATAGCTTTTAAAACTACCTCTTCTTTATTATAACCAGTCTTAGTTAGCAAACTAAAACTAACACCTACATTAATTACAAAAGCATCTTTTATATTTACAGCATCTGTAACCATTCTAAATTGTGTTAGGTAAGTTTGTATATTTTCTTTAACTGCTCTGTTAACTACGGCTAATCTTTTACCAGCATCAAATCCTAAAATATATAGATTAAGAGCTAGTGGATTCATTATTCTATTATCTGAATTTGCTCCTGTACTACTATCTAGCTGGCTGTCTTGTACAATATAAGCTTTAGCTATATTGCCAAACTTAGCAGGCAAAGCATAAACTCTCGTAATATAATCTTCCTTAGTTACAGCTCTTGCTTGTGCTTGAAAGAAAGCCAATGCATTATTTTTAACTTCAATAATACTTTCTGCGCCCTTTCCACCACTAGCCGGCAAAGGATTATTAACTGCAATAGAATCTTTAGTTTGATTTACTAAACCACTTGATAATCCTGTTGTGTCTAATGTTTTTTGTGAAACCCGTACACTTCTTAAACTATTAGCCCTTACATTATGATTAATACCGCCGCCATATCTATATCTAATAGTTAATTGGGTATTAGATGGGGCTTGACCATAAGCTTTGGTTGTTAAAAAATTAGAAGGATCAAAAGCTGTATTTAAGTAAGATGGTGAACCTGGTAAGGATGAACCAACATTATCAGGATTAGGAATTATTTCTTCATCAGGACTATCCGATGTTCCCGCGCCAAATCTCAATTCTGTTTTACCATCTTCTCTAATAAAAGTTACAAATCTTCTCGCAGTTTTTAATAATTTTAATAAATACGGAGCTTGGTCAGCTTGAGTAAATAACTCATCGTCATTTCTTACTGTATTTTCCATATCACCAAAGACAGTATCTTGTGCTAAAAAAGGAACTTCATACCAACTATTATTATCACTGTCAACACAAGAAATAATTTCAGTTATATTAGAATTGTTTAAAGCTATTCTTTTATACTTTTCAGCGTCATTAAATTGAATAAATTCTGTAGTAACGTTTCCACTAGAAGCCTTAACTGATTTTTTAAGTAAATAAGATACTGGTATGTCATTCGAACTTTCATATATAGAAATTTGCATTGGGTCGTATGAGCTAGAGAATTTAAAATTACAGTCTTCTGATGTTGTGAATGTAATCTCGGTATCAGATACCACTTCCATGCCACTTTTTAGAACCATTGCATAACTCAAATCAGGATTTGTTTTAAACCCAGCACCAGTGCCACTTGTCGTTGCTGGTACAGTTTGAAATATATCAAGATTCGTAGACGCGGCTGTTGCTAGTGTTGGTTTGTATCCTAAAGATTGTGCCATATTGTATACAGTTCTTTTTTCTTCTGCAAAGGCCAATAAACTTTCTTTAAACTGATTGTCTATATAGTAAGAAAGAACATCACCCACATATGACGCCATTTCTATAAACATCATACCTGGAGAAGATTCATTAAAATCATTGTATTCCTTTGGGAAATATATTTTAGTAAATTCAATTAGGTTTGCTTTAAATGAAGAAAAATCTTTATTTAAATACCTAACTTCTTTTACTGATTTCTTTGGTGCTGAATATGGCATTAACTATCTCCTAAATTATTAGTTCTTTACTTCAATTCTAAAAGTACAAGATTTTTATTAAATACATCTGTTACTAATGAAAATTCTATAGAAACATTAATAGTTTTTACATCTGTAGTTGGGAATGTGGATATTATATTTTCTACTATTATAAATGGTAACCATCTGCTCATAGCAGAACGTATAGCTTCTTCTACTCTATCTTCAATGCCAGCTTCCATTGGTTCAAATAAAATGGCAGGTAAATTGGATCCAAATGTGGGATTACCTAACCTCTCACCCGTATTTGTCAAAAGTAAATTTTTAATATTATATGCTGCTTGAGCAAGGGAATTGTTGGTTCTATTAAAAATTCCATTTTTACCTATATTTAAAGGTAACTCTAATCCAATATAAGTATCTTCATCTAAGTCTTTTTCTACTGCGCTCGCCATCTATGCTCTCCCTTTATACCTTACCATCTTTCTTTTTTAGTGCTTTCATTACACCACTATAATCTTTTGTTAATGCTCCCATTACCTTTTCAGGTACTTGATTAGGATTTACTCCAGCAGCATGTGCTGTTTCGACAGCTGATGCCTTCCTTCTCATTTCATCACTTCCAGCTCTTGCTATTCCCCCATACCCCATAGCTTCTGCCATCTTAGAACTATCAAAAGTCTTACCACCCATAGTTGGGTATTCATCAGTTTCACCTACCCTAGCAGTCTCATTTAATATATCATTTAAAACTGGATTCTTTGTGTATGATACTTCTTTTTTTGGTTTGGGTTTTCTTTCGGGTAGAACCTCTACAACCTTATCTTCTACCAATGTAGATTTCTGAGCCATAGACTTCATTCCTTCCTTAATAAATATCTCCCTCACCTCTTTTTTAACCTCTTGTCTAACTATTTCTTTAATTAAACTAACTATTTTTGACGATTTAGCCATTACGAACTCCTTGCTGTTTTATATAAATATACTAACCTACCATATTTCTTCTATCTTTCCGAGCAATAGCTTTAGCAGCATATGCTGCTGCTGCAAGAGCTATTTTTTTCTTAGATCTTTTTAAAAAACTACCAAAATTTTTAGCAAGCGTTGGGACTACTTCTATAACATTCGCTAAATCTGAAATTTCTTTTTTTACACCATCGATTATAAATCTAGTTGCATATCCTATAGCAGCTGCAGCTGGGTTCAGCGCAGCACCAATAGAAGTTGATTTATCAGTAGCATCATATATCGCTTTGGCTAACACGAGAGCATCGTAAATTCTTACAGCATCATCTCTAATTTTTATTGCTTCTTCTCGTTTTTTCTCAGCTTCATCTAATTTTTTATAAATTATTTTTACATTTAAGCCAGGATCTTTTCCTTTTCTAAAATCTTCTACAATACAATCAACCTCGTGGTCTAGTTCTAGTATTTTTTTACCAAATTCTAATGCTATAAATGTTTTTAAGATGTTTACAACCACAGCCATTTTATTTTCTCCTAATCCTTTTCTTCTACTACAAAAACTGTTTTACTAAATATTTTTGGTAAGGTGTTTTTTTCCATTAATAAAAGTTCTTCGGATAATTTAAAAGCAGCATCATTTATTTCCGATACGCCCCTACTGCTGGCGACTGTAGATGAAAAATCAAACAAAGTACTAAATATTTTTTTGAATAAATCAGCTGTTTGATCCCCTTTTAGTATAGGATTATTTGTGTCAGCATCCCCTAAGTTTATAACACCATCTTTGCCGGTTTCCAAGGTTATTGAATAATTAGAAGCTAAACTAATATTCCTATTAGCAAATAAATGAACATCACCCTTATCGCCCTTTGCGTTAAAAACCAAACTATCAGAGTTTAACATAATTACATTACCACTAATAGAAGATTTCCACTTCACAGGCCACCAAGAAGAATCAGCTGCTGGTATTAAAATGTCATTTTCAGTATTTAGTTCACCCGAAGAAAGCGTTATTGAAGAACCATCTAAATTAATGTTTTGTACATGTGGAAAACTTTTATTTTGAAATTTTCTTTCGTCATTATTCTGACCATTGGTAATCTTTATAGTTGGAAATCTATAATCTTCGTTACTGCTAAACTTCATACCATGACCAAACCTACCATTTATATTTATATCACCTTTTTTTGAAGCTAATGTCCTATTATATTTTGTTATATTTAACTTCACCGTACCATCCGGCGTTACTTCGCCAGTTCGATTCATATTTACATTATTTTGTAAATTTAAAGGGGAATAGTAAAAAAGTTGACCACCATATCTAGCTACATTAACAACTTCCCCAACTATAGGATAAACTACTATATGTGGTGATAATGGTTTTATAAATTCAGCAATCTGATCATCACCGCTTTGACTATATAAAAATTTAGCTTTGATTGTACCATATAAACTATAATCAGGCACACCGCCTATAAATGGTAAATCTTTGGGTTCAATGTACACCTGAACTACTGTAGCTGGTTCAATCTCATAAAATTCAGATTCATTATCCACATTGTCACGTATAATGCTATAAACATCCTCATAGCTAGCTAGTCCTGTTTTAGTAACTTCCCTATTGTAAATAAAATCACTTTTACGATAAGCCATTAATTTTCTATCCTTTTAATATCATCATCGACTTCATCTGAATGCTTTTGTAGGTCTGTAGCTGCAACTTCTATAGCTCCTAATAGCTGTTCCTTCTCAGCATCAGATAAACCATACTCATCTTCACCAGTACCTTTAGATTCAGCGGCTATTATACGTTGTACTATAGCGGCTACCTTAACTAACTGGTCATCGTTCTTAACATTAATCTCTAAGTATTCTTTTAACATAGGAATAATTTGCACAGCAGTATCGCCGTCTTTTATAAATCCAACAACCTCTTTCATAAGAACTTCTAGTTGTGTTTTATTTGTTTTTGTATTATCGTATATATCCTTGAATAAATCAGATAATGACTTACCCTCAAATATCTCATAATCATTTGCCATATTTTACCTCATTGATATATATTAGAATTGTTATATATAAATATCCATTTTTTAAACTTTTGATAAATATTAATTATATTTAATACAGGGCACAAAAAAAGGGAGTAAAAACTCCCTTTTCTTTTATTCGTTTACAAGTGAGCCTGTATAACTCACATCAACCACCCCTTCTTTGTCAAACTCGTGTAGTAACCTCTTATTATATTTCTTCATAACATTAATGATACGAGTAATATGTTGGGTATTAGAACCTGTCATCTCACGAATAAGAATGTAAAGAGCTTTCTTATTAAAGTTTTCAATATTTTCCTTTATACGGAAGATGTGTAAAACACCATCAGCAACCCTTATATCTTTATCCCTACGAAAGATGTTAGTTAAGTTGGTATCCCAAAACCTATGTAGTTCATCTACGAATAAAACAGACTTCTCTGAGGTTTCGCTGGTAGTATTCTCGCTCATAAGATTCCTTTTGTAATCCAATACCTTCATCTCAGAATGTATCTTACCCATCTTATAGTTCTTGTTGTTATTAAGGATAAGATAGTTCTTAGCTACAATACTGAAGTATGAGAAAGCCTTACCTTTACCTTCTTTGAACTTATGTATGTTCATAACCAAAAAAGATACAACCTCGTGCTTTACCTCTATAGAACCAACATCAAAGTAATAGAACTTAAATGTGTGAATGATATTCTCAGCTAACTTATCAAAAGCTTTTCTGATATGTTCGTTGTATATCTTATTTTTTAAGTGAGCATTATCTGTTTTGTTATAACGAATAATAGCTTTCTCAGTTCCTATATTAAAATAATAGTTCTTACCTTTCTTCTTCTTTTTGCGGGTTTTCTTAACTACTGGTTTTAGTTTTACTGGTTTGGTTTCTATACTTGATGTAACCGATGTTTCCATTATTGTTCTTCTCCTTTGAACCTATTGAGTTGATCTATTGTATTTTTAATTTGGTTAAATATTTGCCCTACTTCGTCATCTGCTTCAAAATAACCTTTGTAATCTATCTTCTTTAATTCAAGTTGTGTCTTTTCGATTGTATTGATAAAATCTGTTATCCAATCTTCTAACGACTCTAACTTCTTATTCAAGTTCCATATCACATAACATGAAGTTACGAATAAAATGACCATACATGCAAGACTTATTTTTAATAATATCATTGTTTTTTCTCCTGTAACATAGTAATCACAATAAGCTCAATTTCCTCGCACCTCTTTTGCAAGTCTTTAACCTTACTGCCTAATTTTCTAACTGTTGTGAATTGCTTATTACTTTTTTTTTTCATTACTTATCTCCAAATAGTTCTTCAAATAAGTCTGCAGATTTCTCACTCAACTTTTCAGATGGTTGAGGTTTTTCTTCGGTGGTAACTGCTTTCTTAAACTTATCACTTACTTCTTCATCACCTCGCTGCCACTCATCAGATTCTATGTGTGTAGCCATCATATCTGCCTGATGTAGTATGTAAGCTATGTTACTCTTCAAACTCCAATCAGGATTGTATGACATCAAATAAGTCTTATTAGCATCCTCATAAAGACCATCGGTTAGTCTCAGCCCAATATATTCCCACTCTGACATTGTAATCTGAAAATGATTTAGGATAAAGATAGCTCTATCTGTAACAGTCATATACTGAAGATTCGGATTATGTTTGAATATCTCACCTCTGTTCTTACGGTGCCATTCAGAGTCTTGTGGGATATAGTAGTCTTGTTCTAAATCACCAACCTTACCTAAGTCATGATGCATAGCAGCAAAGATAAGTTCTTCTTCTGTGAAGTTTATATTAGCCCCATTAGACTCCCATAGCTTTTTAAGTTGAACAGCACAATCTGTAACGTGTAATACGTGTTCTACATAACCACCAACCATAGCATTGTGATAAGCAGCTTTACCACTAGCTGGCGCTGTAACCATTCTATCTTCAAAGTGTTTATACATCTTTAAGAGTTTATCTTTACGTTCTCCCTCAAATGTATCTTCTACAAGTTTTATTAACCTGTTCCAATTACCTAGTATTTTTTGTTCTGTAAGTTGTTTCATTTATCTAACCTCGTATCTGTTTTTTGTGAATTTAATTGTTGGTTCTGTTCTTAATCTATTACGGTAACCACTAAAAGATATTCTCACACCCCAGCCAAGATGTTCTAATATTTGTTTTCTAGTAACTGATTTCTTCTTATGGATAAAATCTACAACCTTTTTGTAAGACTCTGTATCTTCTTTTAACATTGATA